CTACTGCATCGTTTGCCTCTCTTATACTGCATTGTAAATGTTTAGATACTATTTCATAAACCCACTTTGGATATTTCATTTTCTTATCTCCTTTGATATATTTTAACCATTGTCTTTTCTTAGGTAAGACATCTGTATAAACTTTATATAGCTCTTTTGGTTGTAATGGATATTTTTGTACATCGTTAACAAAAGTAATCCATTCTGGTTTCATTGATAAAAATCTATTTACCATATAGTTTGACCAAGACTTCTTATCTCCATCAGAAATTTCATCCCAATAATTAGGGTTCTGAACATCTGTGATTTGTTTTATGTGATCAAATAATGATTTACTTTTCGACATTAGGTATCATCTTTTCAGGTACTGTTCCACAGTTACCACAACTGTATACTTGTATAGGTATTATTGCTTCTTCACCAGTTGGTGATACAAGTGGTGATAACTTTTTCAGAAAGAAAGATTGTATGAAAGTATAGTTACCACATTTTTCACATTTCATAGTTTCAGCCTGTGATAAATCTAGCTGCACTTCTGGTTGAGGTTTTATGTTCATTTTACAACTCCTAGTAATTCTATTATCATTGCCATTGCATTTATCTCTTTGTCTACTACTTGACTATCTGACAATTGATACTTTGCAATGATCAAGATACACTCTGCAATATTTCCTTTACCCCAATCATCCACTTCATCGTACAGTAAGACAAATAAATCTGAAAAGTCTGTAACTTTAGAGTTTGCAAGTAACTGTCGTATACTTTTAAATGCATTTTTCTTATCTTGAGTTTTTAGTATCTCTACTAACTTCATTTTGTAGTCACTCTCTACAATACTCTGAACATCTATCTCTAGTTTACCTGCAACAGATTGTCTTTGTGCTGAATTAACAACCTTTCTTACATCAGGATAACCACTATTTACGAGAACAACGAGATCTTCTTTTTTATAGGTTACACTTTCATTAGTAAAAATTTGATGTAAGTTTTTTGCAACCTCTTGTTTGTTAGGTGGAACAACTTGAAATGTCTGACAACGAGATTGTATTGGGTCGATGATTCTCTCAACAAAGTTACAGGTTAAAATAAATCTACAATGTTTACTGAATGTTTCCATTAAGTTTCTGAGTGCTGCTTGTGCATTAGGTGTTATATAGTCACACTCATCTAGTATGATAACCTTCATGTCTTTGAATCCAATAGTAGATGCAAAGTTTTTAACCTTTGTTCTTACTGTGTCTACATTGTTTTCATCTGACGCATTGATATATAGATAGTCACACTCTATATTGTTCACAAGTATTTTTGCCAATGTTGTTTTACCAGTTCCTGCCTTTCCAAACAATAACAGGTGTGGAATATCACCACTATCTAAATATATTTTAACTTTGCTTTTAAGATGTTCATTTCCAATATATGTGTCTAGAGTAGTAGGTCTGTATTTTTCAACCCATAAGGAATGATCATTCATCTTCTAAATCCCCTAAAATTTTATCGTCAATGTTTTTTAGCACTATCCTATGCTGTACTAATCCATCTATAGTTTCTATCTTACCTGGTATCCATTCTACTATAGTACCATCTTCCCACCCTAACTCTTTTAATACACACGAAGGCATTACAAAATGTAACTCTTCTGTTTCTAATAGATCTTCATTGATCCATTCTTTCTCAAATCTAACTTTCATTTTTTCTCCCATATCCAAATTGGTTCACAAAATCTTTTGTCTTTAGTTTTACTTACTAATTCTAATGCTTTATCAGTATACTGGTTTTTATCTTTAGCAGTCCCAGCACCACCACTATTGGGTCTTTTAGCCATCTCCATACCAATACAACCTCTGTATTCTGAATCCGTAAATGTATCGATAAATTCATTCATGGGATCGCATATCTTTAACCAACATCTATCTGTTGACCATTTTGAGTTTGCATAAACATCTGATATATTAATACAAAGTTTACCACCTGATTTTAAAGTAGGCCACATATTTTCTAATGAACTTTGTAAAAAACTATTATTCCAATCTTCAATGTCCTTGTATCTGACCCAGCTTTGATTATCGTCATGACTATACCTTTCCACATTAAAATAAGGTGGTGATGTAAATATGATATCAAACGTGTCTGTATACTCACTAAAATCAAAATCTTCTGCAGGAGAGCAATGAAACTTGGTTTGTTTTTTGTTCTCAAACATAGTTAGATTTTGATCATAATACTTTGATTGTTCCTCATAAATGGGATGATTTTCTTTTCTAGGATCTAAACCAACGTAAAGTTCTGTTTCCATACTAGTGTAAAATCCTGCAAGTCTATCACCCCATCCCATCGAAAAGTCCAATACATTTTTAGATTCAAAGTAGTCATACATTGCTTTTGCAACATTAGGTTTAAACTGAGAACAGATATACTTTCGCAAACCTATCATTACTCTTAATACAGATCTATCTATCCTCTTCATTTTTAAAGAATATGCAGAACCCATAAGAGAGGTCATAAACTTTTCATTTTCCCAAGTTCTTTTCGGACCGGGTGAAACTGAACCATCTACTGACCAACGATTTTCTTGTTGAAAGTAATTACTTGCCTTGTTACCAGTGTTATTTCTACTGAAATACCATTGAGAACCATTATAAACAAGTGGAGTTTCATAACCATCTTCTGAACGTGCAAACCATTCTCCCTCTTTCAATATATCGTAACACCAAGTTGCCTTTAGTTTATTCAAATCTTTTTGACAATCTTTTTTACTGATCTCCATCGTTGGTAATGGGTATTCCATCGCAACCTTTGCCAGAGACTCCTTTACATCTTCTTTGTCAAAACTATCTTTTATGTAAGTCCACTCAGTTTCGTTAATTTCAAGATATGGTTCTTGATTTTTGAATCTATCAAAGTATTCTAGATACATTAATTTATGTCTGCAACAGAAACTAGATAATAAGTTGCACTATAATCATCAATCTTAAAGGTAATACGAGACAAACCTTCACTACTAATTTCTAAAGTGGCACTTTCACATTCTTTGTTGGCACTTAATACTTCTTTAAATACATTTGCATTGAATGTTATGTTATCAATATTAGTTGCACTAGAAGTAGTCACTGGTATGGTAACTCTATTGGTATTTACAGATGAGTATCCTATGACTAATTTAGTATTAGTACCATCTGTTATAACAGTAAAGTTATCGGTTTCTGCCAGTGCAGACTTACCAGAAATAAACTTATGTATCACCTGTGGTGTTATATCAATGTTTAATTCAAACTCTGGTATCTTTTTCATAGATGGTGCTTTGGTAATAATTGAGGTATCACTTAGCATATAATTAATGTTTGAAGATGAATCTGATATTGCCAAAGAAACAGATTTCTCTCCTGCCTTTGTTATAGACGTAGATATATCTTCATCTAATACAGAGAGTAATTTAATTAATTGATCTGTGCTGAAAACTCCGAATGTAGCATCCTCTATCGGACACTTCTCCATTAGTAGTTCACCTAGTAAACTCTTATCACCAGATATAAATCTTGTTCTAAGTTTACTAGATTTGCTTTCTAAAATTACAGAATTAACTGTACCGTTTAAGTAGTATTTACTTATAAAACGACCTAGTTTATGTTTATTCATTTTAACTCCTATTTTGTAACCATATATACATATATATACATAGTGTTTCTATTTATCAAAATTAAAAAAATCTTTCCAACGATGTTTTTTTATTTACAGGCTCACCCCAAACTAGAGTATCGTAAAACATCATAATCTTTTTCTCCAACATTTGAGAATACATTTTCTTGTAGTCAATATTATTTTTAACAAAATCGATTATTTCTGGTGGATCTTCATAACCCTTGTAACCGCAAGAACTTAACCCAAGTTCATTTTGTTTTAAATAAACCCATCTGATTTTTTCTGAATTATTTATCTTTTCGTATCTGTCACTTAGTTTAAAATAATCTAGTAAATCATTGTAAGTTAGTGCAGCCTTTACGTGTGCAGGTGCACCTTTTGCAAACTTCGTAAACTGACCACTCTTACCATCTGAGTATTTTTTTAAATTTTTTACACCAGTTGGCATTGCTATTTTATCAAAGTCAACTAATTTCATTGACTCCTTGAAGTTTATAATTCTTTCATCAATCTTATCTTTGGGTACGTTTGCAAGTATATCTTCTAATACATCTTTAAGAAGTTTACCCATTGCCTTGGGAAAATTACTACGAACTAAATCCAAACCTTTGACGTGTAATTTATTTACTTTTACTCCGTTATCATTGATGATTTTCATACCATATCTTTTCTTTACAATAAACAAACCACTCTTAGCAATCAACTCTTGTTTTATTTCAAATCTATGTTTATCTAGATTTAGAAACTTTTTAGCAAAGTAATCATAAGATTTATTTAGGTAAGTTTGCATCTCATCTGCAACATCTAAAATAACCTTACTCATTCTAGTTTCTGTGAACTCTTTGTTAGGAAATCTTTTCTTAACTAATGGTAATGCAGAATAGAATACTGAATCAGTATCTATGTATATACAGTAATCTTTACTAGTTCCTAGTTCTTTGTTGTAAAAGAAGTTTCCAATTTTTTTTGTAAACTTAATTAGTTCTTGACCAGTTAGAGTAGTTGCCTCTGCGTTATCCAAATCATAAAACCTAAATACAGGTAATCCTAACACGCCATATAACGAATTCAAAACCACTTTTTGAATTAACTGTCTACTTTTGAAGTAAGTATACTTTTCATTATCTCCCTCATCTCCAAACTTTTTCATCAGCTTTCTATACTCTACACGAGTATCAAACCACTTTGCAAGTAGTGCAGGAATCAAACCTTGTTTATCACTACGATATAGTACACCGTTGGAAGAAACAGAAACTTTACTGTTTTCAAAAAAATCTTTTAATTCTGTCTCAGTAAGTTTTCCTTTCTCCCTTCCATTAGATATCAAGGTATAGGTTTTTTTAGTTCCTTTTATAAACTCTTCTGCATTCCAACCCTCTAGTCTACCTATCTTGGTTTCTGGTGATATATTCAAAGACATTATTACAGAAGGGTACATAGAAGTAATATCTAAATCAAATACCCAATCGTGTTTACCCCTCTGTGGCGATTGCACATACGCACCAGCAAACTTATTATCATCTCTTTTCTCAACTCTTGGTGGTTTATTTGGGGCAACCACTCCTAAGTTTTTTAAGTAGACAAGTATTGCACCTTCTAAGTATCTAGAAGAGAAATAGACATCTTCGTAAGGTACATGACCCACATGACATACACCTCGTGCCATGTCTATAAAATCTAATTTATCATGCATTCTTTTAACCAATCTAACGTCATGTATGTTATACTCTACAAACTTATCAATATCATTTTCATACAAGTCATTTAATGTGCCTGTGTATTCTATTTTATTTTCACCTAGTTCATGTTCTGCAACTGCATCTAATCTGTAAGATGACAACTGAGTGTAGGTGAAAAGTTTATACAATCCTAGATAATCTAGACAGCTAACACCTGCAATTAGGTATCTCTTTCTGTGTTTATTCCATTGAACTTTTTGAATGGGTGATATCATATCTGCCACATTCTTACCTATTACCTTACACATCCTATTATACAAATATGGCATATCAAAAGTATCAATGTTCCAACCAGTGACAATAGTCGGTTTCCATTTCAAGTATTCAACCATAAATGATTGTAAAAGTTCGTGTTCATTTTCAAATCTTTTTATAATAATGTTCTTATCAGATTTTATGTTTAACCTTTTTTCTTCATCCAAAACAAATGCATAGTAGGTATCACCATTAGAATCATATGTTGCAATAGAAGTTACTTTGTTATCTGCATCTTCTGGCATTGGAAATCCATCAGTAACTTCAACCTCGATATCTATGATCATTATGTTATGGTTAATTGATAGTTCTTCAGAACTGCCATATTGATCTACTAAAGTTCTTGTTTCTGGTGGTACATCAGATTCAAAAAGATTTGGTGTATCCGCATCAAATTTATATACTTTACGGAGTCTATCCCCATAAAGAGATGTATGAGTTCCACCTCTATCTTTAACGTAAGCATACCTCTTATATGGTATAACGAAATATCCTTTCTCGTCATCCCAAATATGAACTTGCTGTTTTCTTATGTCATAATAAATGTTTTGGTACATTCAGATAATAATATCCCCATTTACGATGTGTAAATATACGAATAAATACTATATAAGTCAAGTATTTATTTACATATTGTTTGAATTAACTTCTGTGATACTATATAAGGATCACAATTAGAAGCTGGACGCCTGTCCTCTAGATAACCTTTTCCATCTCTTTCAA